GTTTGTAAACGGCGCATGGCAACCAGTCAATACAATTACGCATGTCAATGAATTAAATCCAATATTATTAAATAACAAAATATATGACTTATTAGGTAGAGAGCTTAAGTTTTTACCTAAAGGTATAATGTACATTAAAAATAATAGGATTTATAAATGGTCAGAATAATAGGATTACTACTAATAAGTATAAGTTGCAATGCACAGAGTTTAAATGTCTTGTCTTTACATCAAGATAAGCAGTTACACGTAGGATATACGTATATTATATCATCTGCTACAACTAGCTACGTATTAAAGAAAACTGGTAACAAAAGAAAAGCTATATTTATAGGTATAGGCACAGGTATGGCTATAGGTATTGGCAAAGAGATATATGATGCTAGAAATGGTAGCGCTGAAAAAGGTGATCTTATAGCTGATCTAGTAGGTTCTACGCTTGGCTCTATAGTGGTTACAATACCTTTTTAGTAAATAGTGAATTAAATATGTAATCATACTACGTATGAACTCATCACCAATAAGATTAAAACAGAAATTATCGCCAGAAGCGGCTAAAGCGAAAGCTATTAGAGATAAAAAGGCTATGATGTCTGAGCATGGTAAGAAGAAAAAGCGTGAGAATCAAGTTAAACGCAGAGAAGCGATTAAAGCAGGTAAAAATATAAAAGGACAAGACTACGATCACAAGGATGGTAGGTTCAAATCAATTAAAGCTAATAGGGGCAACGACGGTAAGGGAACCAAAAGAGAAGGCTTTAGTATTAAAACAATGAAAAATACATAATTATGGCATTTAAAATGAAAAACCCAATGTTAAAAAAGGGTAATGTTAAAGGAAATTACGGAGGAGGAGCGATGCCAATGGTATCTCCAATGAGAGGTGAATTTGGTGATAAGTTAAAATCTGTTGGTAAAGGCATTAGCGCTGCGTGGAGAGCTTCAGCTACTGAAAACGTAGGAACCTCTATAATGCATGGCAAGCAAAAATATAAGAAATCGCAGGAAGAATACGCTAAAAAAAGAAAAAAAGCCTCTTCTGCAAAAATGACTGGAGGCATAAAGCACTTTACTAAATCCGAACGACACGATTAAAACATAAACTAAAATAGGGAAACACCCTAAACCTAGTCAATTAACCAAAAAACCAAAAATGACTTATTTATACTACAAGACCAGTACATACACTGGCAACCTAAAACCGAATGAAACAACAATTAACCATTGGAAACACCTCGCTGAGAAGAAAAACTGGCGAATAACCCAATTACCTAATGGATTTTACCAAACAGAGTGCTTAAACCCTGATAAAGAAGGCGAATGGCAAGATGTTACGCGTAGAGAGACAATAGAAGGTGCAGAAACTGCAATAAATGGCAGTGTAAAGCACTTTACTGATAAATTAGAGGCTACAAAAGGGCCAAAGGTTGTAAAAACTTTCGAATAGTGGAGCTTTTTAAGCAAATTGCTATAAGAGCAATGGGATGGACTGGATTAATAGTGTGTTTTGCGCTATATTACATATCTATAAAGTCTCTTTTTATAGTTTTCACTAAATAAACACAATTTAATCAAATTTAATTTAATACATGGAATACAATCAACCAAGCGAGATTGTTAAAGACGTAAACTTTGGCAATGACGCAAATAGTAAAATAGTAGCTGGTGTTGAAAAGCTAGCTAAAGCAGTAAAATCAACCCTAGGAGCATCTGGAAAGTGCGTTATATACGAAGACGCCAGAGGACTCCCGGTCATAACAAAAGACGGTGTAACAGTAGCAGAATCTGTAGTCTTATTTGACCCGGTTGAAAATATGGGTGCTACCCTTATTAAAGAAGCTGCTAGAAATACAGTGAGAGAAGCAGGTGACGGTACTACTACAGCTACCGTTCTTGCTGAATCACTATTAAAAGAGGTTAGCAAAAACGATGCTAGCATTAGAGAAATTAAAGACGGGATTAAATCCGGTCTTACAAAGGTTAATGATTACCTAGATAAGATTTCTGTAAAGATCGAGGGCGATATGCTGAGATCTGTTAGTTCAATTAGTTGTAATAATGATGAAGAGCTAGGAGAGATTATAGCGGAAGCTTATACTAAAGTAGGTAAAGATGGTGTGGTATTAATGGAAGAGTCACCAACTGAAGAAACATATGTCGAAGTAGTTGACGGCGTACAAGTAGATTCAGGACTCACATCTCCACATTTCGTTACCGATAAGGACAAGCAAGTTTGTGAGCTTGATAACCCATTAGTATTAATAGTATCTTCAGAAATACCTAACATAAGAAAAATACAAAAGATATTAGAACATGTTATAAAAAATAAACGTTCTTTATTAATCGTAGCTCCAGTAGATCAGCAAGTGAAAGCGGCACTTCTTATGAATAAAGTTAAAGGTAACATAAAAATTAATATAATTGACCCACCAGGCTTTGGGCCGACGAAAGAAGATACTGTAGCGGATCTTGCTTTTCTTGTAGGAGCTAAAGTTATAAACGAAGAACTTGGTGATGATTTAGATCTTATAGATGTAGATTGTTTAGGAGTTGCTTACACAGCTATAACTGACGATAAAAACACAGTTCTTACTATAGAGACTCCACAAGAACAAATGGAGGAAAGAATAGCTAGTATTAACAAAACTATAGATAAATGGGAGAAAAACCCGTTTATACAAAAGAAACATAGACAAAGACTAGCTATGCTATCAGGATCAGTAGGTATGGTAAAAGTAGGTGCTGATTCCAAGGTTGAACTTAAAGAAAAGAAAGATAGGATAGAAGATGCAATATACGCTACTAAAGCTGCTTTAAAAGAAGGTATAGTACCAGGCGGTGGAGTTGCACTGTTAAATGCATCTCAGAAAATCACCGCTAAAGCGGTAGGCGAAGAGATACTACTAAAAGCAATTAAAGCTCCATATGTTACTGTTCTTGATAATGCTGGTATTAAAGAGTGTGATTGTGGCGAAGAAGGTAAGGGTATAAACGTTATAACTGGAGCGTGCGTTAGTATGATTGAAGATGGTATTATAGATCCTGTGCTCGTAACTAAATCAGCACTTAAAAATGCAGTGAGTGTGGTATCAACAATAATATCTGCAGATTGTGTAATTTCAAACATGAGAACAAATGAAAGCAATCAATAGATATATAATAGTAGATAAGATAAAGACAGAGCCTAAAAAGGTTGCTGGTCTTATAATGACGGACGACACAGATGTAGACAACCGTTATTTAAAAGCAAAAATAATATCGTGCGGTAATTTAGTTGAAGGATTAAAAGATGGTGATACGATATATTACGATAAACACGCTGGACACGACATATCATGGAAAGATGTACTTTACCGGGTCATTCGTGATGGTGACGTAGTTCTAGTAGATTAACCTAAACCCTAAACCTAAAACCTAAAACTCAAAACATAAAACAAATTATTAATTAAAAACTAAAAAAAAATGACTGATCCAATTTTAATTTTCATCGATGCTGCTGATGACGCTGCTGCTTATCCAGCTTCTAACTTACTTGGTATGACTGTTGCTGGCGATGGTGCTGTATTAGTAAAGTTTGGTAGTTCAATTGGTAGTGGCGGTACAGACGGTTCTGCTGCTGACATTATTACTTTAACTTGTACTGCTGATACTGAGTTAGCTGTATTCAAAGGTATTGCTGAAAAAATAGAAGGAGCAAAAAGAAACGCTAAAAACTTAGGACACGTTACAATTTGTGACGACGTAAATGGCGTTTTTGCACACCCTAGCATTTTAAGTTGCACTCTAGCTATTGATTCATAATAGTTGAGATTAACCGCGCAGGATCTGCGTGAAATGAATATCCTTAAGTATTACAGGCTCACTAGAAAGTGGGTCTGTAAAACTTACGGGTTAAATGACGCAGATATAGAATTATTAATTTATTTAGATTGTAAAGGAAGATTTACACGTAAGGATTTTATAGATGGTGTTTATACTATGAGTTGGGATAAAAACCGTTGGGAAAGACTTAAAAGAGATGGGTGGATAGAAACGTGGAGACACAGAAACAGGACTACTATAATGTATTCTGTATTTAAAACCTCGTTTAAATGTTCACAGGTAATAAGTAGGATGTATAGAATTCTACTAGGTGAGGAAGACTTACCCACTTCGGAAAGAAGTGTATTTTACAACAATAAATCATATACAGATAAGGTTTACAACAAAGCTATAGATGATATGATTAAAGATAAAGATAGATAATATGCCTTACGAAAGTAAACCAGGAACAAGAAAAATAGGAGACAACCCGTTAGAAAAAAGAGGTTGCTATAAAATGAAAGGTTTTTCAGGTTTTGGAAATTCACCTGTACCTAAAATGGATCCAATGCACAATGGCAAGCCAGGTGTTCAAAAAGAAGATTTTGCTCAATTCAAAAGTTCACCAGCTACAAAAGCTTCTTGTAGCAATGAGGGTAATTGCTCAATAGATGGGTTTAAAGCAAACACTAAAATTTCTAAGTTAAAAGCAAATGTTAATAAAGCTGTAAACGTAGCTAAAAACAAGTTAAGAAGAAATAAAACAAAAAAGAAAGTTAAAACGCTTGATACAAAAGGTGGTAGTCATAAGTCTGTTAGATATTTATAATGGGATTTAAACTAGGTAAAAATAGAGGTAACTATGCTGTCGGTGGTGAGATCAAAACAAAAATGCGTTTTGGCAAGCAAGCTGGAGATCAAGGCTCTGTACCTGGCACACCTGTTATTAGGGTTCCATTAGAAGAAGGTATAATGGGTGAAGCTAATATGGATGGCTCTATATTTGTTAATGAAAAAATAGTACCTGGTAGTTATGTTGATCGACAAGTTATAATACATGAGATGAGACATGCTACAGACATGAAGGTTGGTAAACTTTCTTACGCAGATGATCACATTATGTATAATGGAGAAAGATTTGATAGAGAGACTATTAATGGTTTAGATATGATAAAAGTTGATGGCCAATGGAGAGAAGCTGGTGATACAGATATGCCATGGGAAGTTGACGCAAACAATGGTGGCAATGGAGATATTTAAAGATAATAACAACTGGAACGAGAAATCTATAATAGGATTCATTGCATTTTCAATAATGTGTGTGATAATGATAGTAGACCTAGTGACTGGTTATGTAGGTAAAGACTTAATAATAAACGAATTTGTATATGATTCATTTGTATTTGTAGTGTTAGGATGCTTCGGTATAAGTGGTGTAGAAAAATTTGCAAAAAAATAAAAGATATGGCGTTTAAAATGAAAATGAAAGGTTTTGGTAACACAGACAACAAGACTGTAAAGAAAATGAAGCTTGAGCGAGCGAAAATAAAAGCTAAAAACAAACTAAAAAAAAGTGGCAAGTTGACTAAAGAAAAAGAAGACGAAATAAACAGTTACACAGACTATTAAAAAATAAAAATGTTAAGTAAACTATTTTCAGGTGGAGCAACAGAACTTATAAAAGGTGTGGGTGGAGTAATAGATAACCTACATACTTCTGGTGAAGAAAAACTAGAGGCAGAAAGAAAAATAAAAGAATTAATTGCTAACTACGAGGTAGAGATGGAAAAGAATATAACATCTCGTTGGGAAGCAGATTTAAAATCAGACTCTTGGCTAAGTAAAAATGTTAGACCAATGGTATTGATTTTTTTAATAGTATGCACCATGCTATTGATATTTATAGATGCAGGTGCAATAAAATTTAACGTGAAAGATTCTTATATAGATCTTTTACAATTAGTATTAATAACTGTGATCGGCGCTTATTTTGGCGGTAGATCATTAGAAAAAGTAAAAAAATAAATTATGGGATATAATATAGGAGCAGATCAATTAGGGCAGTTTGGTAGCGGTTTTAGCGACGAGGCTGTTGAGGTTACGCCTCCAACTGGAAAGAAAATAATAGCTATAACTTTTTTAGCAAACACAGTTTTATCTACACTAGTAGCTTCTACAGATAATCCTGATGCTGCTTACTTTAGTCATACTACAGCTGTAGCTGGTAACGGTGGTGGTGCTGCAGAGTCTGATGCCGCTACTTCATTTCCAGCTGGATTAACAATACACGGTAGATGGGATAGTTTTACACCTCCAACATCTACGACTGGAGGTGTAATATTCTACTTTGGATATTAACAATAAATAACAACAATTAAATTAAATTAAATTATGGCAACAAAAGAAAAGGTGGTAGACCTTAAACCTACATCAATTACTGACGAGCAGTTAAAAAATGTTCAAGCAACAGTTAACGGTATAAATAGAGCTCAAATGGAAATAGGAAAACTAGAGTCTCAAAAACACCAAATGCTTCACCAAATAAATAACATTCAAGAAGAATTAGGTAAATTACAAGCTGAACTTGAAAAAGAATATGGTACTGTAGATATTAATATCCAAACTGGAGAAATAAATTACGATGTCGAAGCTGATAAGAAAGATTAGTATAGGCGCTAATTATAAAAATGACGCTATGCACTATGCCGTGGGGCAAGAAGTGTATGGCGGTCATACTATCTGTGATATCATAGAGGAAGATGATAAGTTTTCTATCTACATTAAAAAGAATAAAGACGTATTGCCTTGGAAAGACTTTAATAAAAACATGGCGGTGTCTGTAGAGTATAATCTAGAATACTAATGGAAAGCGTATACAACTTTGTTGTAACGCCAAAAGGAGATAGATACAATAATACAAAAGAAGTGGACGGTGGAAAGCTTATTCTTAATACTGAGATATTTAACCATCAATATGTAAATAGAGAAGCTATTGTGGTATCTACGCCTATGGTAGAACAAACAGATATAAAACCCGGTGATACAGTTATAGTCCATCACAATGTATTTAGAAGATGGCACGATGTTAAGGGTAGAGAAAAGAACAGTAGAAGTTATTTTAACGAGTCTACTTACTTTATAGCACAAGATCAAATCTTTTTGTATAAAAGAGATGATGAGTGGAAAGCTCCAAAGGGATATTGTTTTGTTACACCTTTAAAAGCTACGGATCAATTTAATATTGAATCTGAAAAACCTTTACAAGGTATTATCAAATACTCAGATGGAACAGTAGAGGTTAACGATCTAATTGGTTTTAGACCAGGAAGTGAATACGAGTTTGTCATTAATGGCGAAAGACTATACAGAATACTATCTAATTTTATTACAATCAAATATGAACATCAAGGAAACGAAGAAGAGTATAATCCAAGCTGGGCACAAAGCAGTTGAAGAGCTGATTAAAGTCGCTAAAGAAGCTATTGTAGATTCAGACGACGACTTAACAGCGGACAGACTTAAGAATGCAGCGGCTACTAAAAAACTAGCTATATTCGATGCGTTTGAAATACTTAACAGAATCCAAGAAGAAGAAAACTTACTCGAGGGAAAAACACCAGAAGAGGCAAGAGCAAAAGTATTCAAAGGATTTGCAGAAGGTAGATCTAAGTAATGTACGAGCAAGCTTTAGTTAAGACTATTGAGCCAGTTAAGAAAACTACTATTAGTAGACTTAACAAAGGTAAGAAGTGGAAATACGGTTACGATAAAGACCATGATATTATAGTGTTATCACGCAGTGGTCAGATCGGTGAGATTATAGAAATACAGAATTTAGCTATAGCATTACCGAAAGAACCGCAGAGTGTGTATAGCAACGAAAAAAACAAGTGGGTTAAGTTTGAACAACCTAAAGAACTTGAGCGTTTGAAAAACATATTTGACTGGAGAGCGTATCCTGATGATCAAAAAGACCAATGGCACGATTATATAGATGAAGAGTTTAAACGTAGAGAAGAAGGTTTTTGGTTTACTAACAATGGAAAAGCAACTTGGATACCAGGAACTCATTATATGTACTTGCAATGGAGCAAGATAGATGTAGGTGCACCAGATTTTAGAGAGGCAAACAGATTGTTCTTTATATTCTGGGAAGCTTGCAAAGCAGATAAAAGATGTTATGGTATGTGTTACCTAAAGAACAGAAGATCAGGGTTTTCGTTCATGTCGTCAGCTGAAACAGTTAACTTAGCCACTCTTGCAAGTGATAGTAGATATGGTATACTATCTAAAACAGGTGCTGATGCAAAGAAAATGTTTACAGATAAAGTAGTACCAATATCAATTAACTATCCATTTTTCTTCAAACCAGTTCAAGATGGTATGGATAGACCAAAGACAGAGCTAGCGTATAGAGTACCTGCTAGTAAGTTTACAAGAAAGAAAATAACAGCTAATGAAAAGCTGGAAGACATACAAGGTTTAGATACAACAATAGATTGGAAAAACACAGGTGACAACAGCTATGACGGTGAAAAGCTAGCGTTATTAGTACATGATGAAAGTGGTAAGTGGGAAAGACCTGATAATATATTAAACAACTGGCGCGTTACAAAAACATGTTTAAGATTAGGTAGTAGAATTATAGGTAAGTGTATGATGGGTTCAACATCAAACGCTTTAGATAAAGGAGGCGATAACTTTAAAAAATTATACAATGCATCAGATGTCACTAAGCGAAATAGAAACGGTCAAACAAAATCTGGTTTATACTCTTTGTTTATCCCAATGGAATGGAACTACGAAGGATTTATTGATGAGCACGGAATTCCAGTTTTCACTACTCCTGATATCGACGTGTTCGCCCCAGACGGTGAACTAATAGATGTAGGTGTAATAGATAACTGGCAAAACGAAGTAGATGGTTTAAAAGATGATCAAGATGCTTTAAATGAATTTTACCGCCAGTTTCCAAGAACAACCGAGCACGCGTTCAGGGATGAGACTAAGAATAGTATATTTAACTTGGTTAAATTATACGAACAAATAGATTACAACGAAGAGATGTCTAGAACACTAGGTATAACTAAAGGTAATTTTCAATGGGTTAACGGTATAAAAGATTCACAAGTAATATTTTATCCAGATCCAAAAGGTAGATTTAAACTTAGCTGGGTTCCACCTCAGCAATTACAAAATAGAGTAGTACTTAAAAACGGTATAAAATATCCTGGTAATGAACACATGGGAGCATTTGGTTGTGATTCTTATGATATATCAGGAACTGTAGATGGAGAAGGATCAAAAGGAGCATTACACGGCTTAACCAGGTTTAGTATGGAGGATGCACCAGCTAACAGTTTCTTTTTAGAATACTTATCAAGACCACCAACAGCCGAGATCTTCTTTGAGGATGTTCTAATGGCTTTAGTATTTTACGGGATGCCTATACTTG